ACCATTGTCGACGCGCTGAAGGGCTTGTTCCAGTCCTCGAGCGAGATCGATAAACAGTACCGCAAGGGCAAGATGGGTACGGCGGCCGGGTTCCAGTGGTACATGTACCAGAACATCCGCACGCACACCGTCGGGCCGCTCGGCGGCACCCCGCTGGTCAATGGCGCGTCGCAGACGGGAGCCAGCCTGATCACCGACGGCTGGACCGCTGCGGCGGCGTCGCGGCTGAAGAAGGGCGACGTTTTCACGATTGCGGGCGTGTATGGCGTCAACCGGGTGTCCGGTGACTCGACCGGTGCGCTGCAGCAGTTCGTCGTAACGGCGGATGTTTCGTCGAACGCCAGCGGCGAAGCGACCATCGGCATCTATCCCTCGATCGTGACCAGCGGCGCGTACAAGACGGTCACCGGCTCGCCGGCGGACAATGCTGCGATCACAGTGGTTGGCGCGGCCAATACCGCGACTCCGCAGGGCCTTGCCTTCCACAAGGAAGCGTTCTGCTTCGCCATGGCGCCGCTGCAGGTGCCGGCCGGTGTTCACATGGCGAAGGCCGTGACGGATCCGGAAACCGGAATGTCGATCCGCATGGTTTCGGCGTACGACGTGACGAACGACAAGTTCATCACGCGCGCCGACATCCTGTACGGCTGGGCCGCCCGCAAGCCCGAGTGGGCCTGCCGCGTCGCCAGCTAGTAACCCTGAGGGGCGGGCTTCCCCGCCCCTTTTAACGGAGACGATCATGCACTACCCGAAATGGATGTACCACCGCACAGAGCCGGCCAGGCTAGTGCAGGATCCCGACGAGGAAGGCGCTCTCGGCGGCGACTGGGCTGAAACGCCGGCAGCGTTTGAGCAGATTGAGGAAACAAAGCCGATCACCACGAGGAAACGGAAATGACGGTACAGCAACTGATCAATGCGGCGCTTCGAACGCTGGGTGTGATCGCCAGCGGTGAGTCTCCGTCGGCGGAAGAGTCAAGCGATGGAATGACGGCCCTGAACGGCATCATTGAAAGCTGGACGGCGCTGGGCCTGCCGATTTACCAGATTACGCGGGAAACGTTCGCACTTAGCGGCGCTGCGTCATACACCATCGGCACCGGGCAGACCTGGAACACGACGCGGCCGGTGCGGCTGAAGGCCGCCGCAGTGGTCAATTCCGCGGTCGAAAAGCCGGTCGAGATTGTGTCAGCAGAGAAGTGGTCCACAATCATCGATCAGGGGCGCACTGGCACGTTTGCGGAACAGATGTTTTGGGATGGTGCGTTTCCGACTGGAACGATTCATCTATGGCCGGCGCCGACAAGCGGCAGCCTGCTGTTGTACTCCTACAAGCCGCTGTTGACGTTTGCTTCGCTGTCGGACAATGTCACGTTGCCGCCCGGGTACGAACGCGCGCTACGTTTTGCTCTAGCCGCCGACCTGGCGGCAGAATACGGCCGTACGCTGACGCCGGAAGCAGCTGCAGCCGCTGCGGAGAGCAAGTCCGCGTTGACCAACCTGAATCAGATTGTGCTGGGTGAAGCTGCCCCGGCGGGAGCTGCTCAATGACCGTACAAAATCTCATCGACCAGGCGCTGCGGGCTCTGGGTGAATTGCGCACCGGCCGGCAGGCCAGCGCGGAGGAGTCAGCGGATGCGCTTACCCGGCTGAATAACCTGCTGACGAGTTGGAGTGCCGCGGGGCTTCCCGTGTATCAGGTAACGCGGGAGAGCTTTACGTTGACTGGCGCGGCCTCGTACACGATTGGCACAGGGCAGACGTTCAACACGGCGCGACCGCTGAAGATCAAGGCGGCGTCAGTATCGACCGGTACCGTGGAGCAGCCGTGCTCGATCATTACGGCGGAACAGTGGTCCATGATTCAAGACAAGGCGGCCGCCGGCAAGTTTGCCGACGCGCTGTTTTGGGATGGCGGCAGCCCCAATGGCAACATCTATCTGTATCCGAAGCCGACGGCCGGGAACCTGATTCTGTACACGATCAAGGCGTTGAGTGAGTTCGCCACGCTTGGGACGACGGTGGCGCTTCCGGCGGGCTATGAACGCGCGCTGACCTACAATCTGGCGGTCGACATCGCGCCGAGCTACAACCGGCAGGTGTCGCAGGAGATCGCGCAAATTGCGACGCAGTCTTTGGCGTCGCTGTCGCAGTTGAACGCGCAGGTGCTGGGTGAGGGTGCGGCAGAACCGCCCAAGGCGTAACGCATGACCATTCTGGAAATCATCACCTCGTCTTTGCGGCTAATCGGCCAGTTGGGGCCGGGTCGGTCAGCTGGTCCGTCGGAAACGGCAGATGCGCTGTTCGTGCTCAATCGAATGCTCGAGAGTTGGGCGAATGATCGGCTGTTGGTGTACGCCATCGACCGCAACGTGTTTTCGTTGGTCGCCAGCAAAACGTATTACACCATCGGGACATCTGGAGCGGATTGGAACCTAACTAGGCCGCTGCGGTTGGACAACGTCGGGCTGATGATTGATGCGCAGACGGAAGTTCCCCTGCAGCAGTTGACCGAAGACGAGTACGCCGAGGTGCGACAGAAGGCGTTGACCTCGACGCAGCCGACACAGGTGTTTTACGAGGCGACCTACCCGAACGGAACGCTGTTTGTTTGGCCGACGCCGACGCAGGTGCGCAGTCTGGTGCTGTACACGTTCGCCCCGATCAGCACCTTCGCGTCAGCGTCGGACACCATGTCCTTGCCGCCGGGATACGCGGACGCGGTTCGGTATAACCTGGCCGTGCGCCTGGCTCCGGAATGGGGCAAAACAGCGCGCCCCGACGTCGCGGCGATGGCGGTTGAGAGCCTCAGCCGCATCAAAACGACCAATTCTCCCGTGATGGAGATGATTGTAGATCCGGCAATGGCAGGCCGCGGCGCCGCGTTTGACTGGAGGACGGGTGAGGTTTAACTTCGTCGGGCCGACGTATCAGTCGGAGAGTACGAACGTCGACGCCCAGCGCACGGTGAACCTGTACCCCGAGGTGGTCGAAAGCGGAACCGGAAAGGCGAAGGTTGTGCTGTACGGAACACCTGGCCTGTCGGCGTTCTGCACGCTGCCGACGTCCCCGGTACGCGGCATGTTTGCCGGCGACAACCGGCTATTCGTTGCGGCCGGCAACACGCTGTACGAGGTGTTCAGCAACGGAACGTACTCCTCGATGGGCACGATCGCCAACGACGCGTCGAACAGTCCGGTGCAGATGTGGCCGAACGGGACACAGTTGTTTGTTGTGAGTGCTGGGTACGCGTACATTCACAACGGGACGACGCTGGCGGCTGCGCCAGTGCCCGCTGACCCTGCTATCGGGTCAGGGCAACCTGGCGGCCAAGTCGGAACGGCGCGCACTGGGACGTTTCTGGACGGATATTACATTGCCAGCAAGTTCTCATCGAAGAAGTTTTTTCTGTCGGCGATCAACGATGGGACGACTTGGGACGCGCTTGATTTCGCGACCAAGGAGGGTTATCCGGACGCCATCAACTCGATCCTTAGCTACCAGTCAGAACTGTGGCTGTTCGGCGACCATACGACCGAAGTGTGGATCAACGATGGCAACGCGGACTTTCCCTTTCGCCGGCAGCCGGGCGCCTTCATCCATGAGGGCTGCGTCGCGACGTGGTCGCCGATCGGACTGGGAATCAACGTCGGGTGGCTGGGTGGCGATGCTACCGGCCGCACGATTGCCTGGATCGCGCAGGGATATCAGCCGCAGCGAGTGTCGACGCATGCGGTTGAACAGGCCTGGAATGGCTATGGCACCGTGGCCGACGCAATAAGCTGGACTTATACTGATCGCGGTCATGTCTTTTGGGTGCTGACGTTCCCGACGGCGGGTGCGACGTGGGTCTATGACCTAGTCACCAAGATGTGGCACGAGCGCGCATCACTGACGAGCGGCGCGCTGGGCCAGTACCGAGCCCGTTGCAACGCCTACGTTTTCGATCGGCAACTTGTCGGTGCGTACAACAGTGGCAAGCTCTACAGCCTGGTAGCCAACGTGTACCTTGATGACGGCCAGCCTATTCGCCGGATCCGCACGGCACCGCATATCTCCGAAGAGCAATTGCGCGCGTTCTATCATCGCTTCCAGCTCGACATGGAGGTCGGATTAGCGGGCGGGGCTACGGTGTCGCTTGACTGGTCCGACGACGGTGGACACACGTTCAATACGCCGATCAATAAAAGCCTCGGAACGACGGGTGCTTACAAGCAGCGGGTGATTTGGAATCGGCTGGGAAGCAGCCGCGACCGGGTGTTTCGGGTGACGACGGAAGCCGCGCAGAGGATTGCGTTGATTGACGCATACGTGCAAATCACCGGAGGCAACGCTTGATTCCGCAATTGCCGATTCGCAATCCGTTCCTGGATGAGAATGGCAACCTGACTGTGCCTTGGTTGCGTTTTTTGGAGTCGCTGACGCGGCAAAACGTGCTGCGGACACCGGCGCTGCCAGCCGCAGTCGCCGGCGAGTTACTGCTCGAGGATCCGGACGCCTACGGAATCAAGACGACGATCACCCCGCCCACACCGCTCGGCGATGTGGTGCTTTTTGAGGTACAGGCTCAATTCTGGGACGCTGTGACCGGTGGCACGGCGCAGTCGGAGTGGATCACGTTGGGCACTGTTGACGCGGCGAGTCCAGTGTTGACGTCTGGATACTGGCCGTTGCCGGCGGCGACGCAGTATTGCCTGCTGCGGGCGCGTTCCGCGACCTATCAGCAGGAAACGTCCGATTGGGTGCAGGCGGCAACGCGATTCGCCGTCACGGCGGGCACGCCTGGCAACGTGACCGGCATTGCAGCCAGTTACGAGTATGCGGACGAGGAGACGATCCGCGTCCGCTTGACGTTCACGGCGCCGTCGCCGCTGGGCGTGTGGGCGGGAGTCCATGTGTGGGAGGAGGACGAAGACCAGAGTGCGTCGCAGGGCGCACCGATGGACGGCACGACGCCTCTCAACGGCACGCGAAATTTGGGCGGTGACTGGACACCGACGGACCGCGGCACGTTCAGCGAGAGTCCGATAGTGCTGTTGTTGCAGCGACCGACAGAAACGGTGACCAAGCGATTCTACCTGCAATCTCGCAGTACGACCGTCGAGAACCCGTTAGTGCGGGCCAACGAGGCCGGCGCGACCCCGTCTGTGACGTTGGTTGTTGGGCCGAACGGCTATCAATCAGGCGAGGAGTACGCGCGTCTAGTGACCAGCGTGACCGCCACTGTCGAGTATGACGACACGCAGGTCGGCAGCCCGAAGTATCGGCTCGTGTTCAACTGGACCGCGCCCGCGGATCCGCCGGCAGCATGGCAGTTGTCGTTTGGCGGGGTGCAGGTCGTCTATGAGTACGGGGACGGGCGGCGCGCAAACGGTCCTGCGTTGGCGGTCAACGAGACAACGGCTCGGT